AATTTGAAGAATTTATGGATATGTTTGATAAGATACCGAATCCAGAAACCTATCCTAAGTGTTTTGAGTTTCATATGAAATTATACAAGTATTATAAATGGAGAAAGAATGAAAGATTACAATCGCAATAATACACTATATAGCCGTCTATTAGCCGCTGCTAGAGAAGATAAACTACCTATATTAGATAACAAGACGTTTGAATCTATGAACGCAGAATATGGCAAAGAGGAGATGAGAAAAAATCTTGCTGATTATATTGCAACAGAGAGACCTGTGTTTCCGTTAAAAGAAATATCCGAAGATATAATGAGAGAGTGTTTTCATAACTTACAAAAATTTGACACCAATTCTATCTGTATACCAAAAGAACAGGTTGATAAAGAGGTGTTTGAGAAGTATGATGACTATGAATATCCATATAGCGAATATGGACTTGGTTTGATAAATGGGCCGAGCACATATAATGATGTAAGTAATTACTTCATGCAAGACCTAAGGTTGGAGTGTAGCAGTTATGGCTTTCGAGCGCCAAAAGAAGTATGGGAAAATGGTGATGCATATGATATCTGGAAATGCCTAGGTCCCATATGGCGAGGCATCAACGGTGTAAAATTATCTAAGATAAAAGATTTAGATGGCAATGAATCTGAACAATTACTAGGTGGTGAGTTAAATGATAAGAGTTATATATCAGCATTTAGATTAGGCACATATATTGCAACACAATTTAAACCTGTTGTTGCAAAAGCAATATATCAGATGACAAATGCTAAGAGAGTTTTAGATACGAGTTGTGGTTGGGGTGATAGACTTGCAGGTTTCTTTGCTTCAGATGCCGAAGAATATTATGGTTGTGACCCTAATCCCAATACTTATGCTAGATACAATGAGCAGATATCAAAATACAATAAACTATTATCTAAGCCTAAGAAGGTGACAATATGGCGATGTGGTGCTGAAGACTTACCATATCATAAGTTGCCACCGATAGATGTTGCATTTACCTCTCCACCATATTTTTCTACTGAACAATATAACAAGGGCGGTGAGTTTGAGACAGATCAATCATGGTCTAAATTTAATGAGTATGAAAGATGGCGTGATGATTTTTATTTACCAGTTGCAGAGAAGTCGATGGCAGTTTCTAAATTTATGTTTGTAAATATTATGGACCCCAAGATCAAAGGCACGAGATACAGATCAAGTGATGAATTGGTAAATAAACTAAAAGACAAATTTATGGGTCAGATCGGTATGAGGATTATGCAAAGACCAAAATCAGATACACTATTTAAAGATGAAAAAGAAAAGGCAGACTTTATGAACAAGATGTTTATAGAAAATGTTTGGTGTTTTGGACCTAAAGAAGACTTATTTAAACAATCAAGAAAAGCTAACCTGGATAATTTTTTCGCATGATGTTGAATTTTTTAGACATAATGATTATATTATACATTAGCATCCATTGGGGATTTTATACTGGTGCTTTTATTGCTGTAAAGACAAACTGGAATATACCAAGATTTATTTTGATATGTTTATTGATGAGATATTTTATTATGAGTTATGGGTATTGAGCTTGACTTACTAAATAGATATAGTATAATAGATAATGATAACAATGAGGATAATTAATGAGTGATTTTTTAAAAGATGTAATAAAAGAAACTGGTAATGAATATGCTAGTTTGGTATCAGATGGCGCTTCAGGTGATGTAGATTCATTTATAGATACAGGTTCTTATATATTCAACGCATTACTAGGCGGTTCTATTCATAGAGGTTTGCCTTCAAATAAAATAACAGCAATCGCAGGTGAAAGTGCTACAGGTAAAACTTTCTTTGTATTAGGTATGTGTAAAAACTTCCTAGATAAAAATCCTGACGGTGGTGTTATATTCTTTGAATCAGAGTCAGCAGTAACAAAAGATATAATCGAAGAACGAGGAATAGATAGTAGTCGTATGGTAATTATGCCAGTGACAACTGTACAAGAATTTAGACATCAAGCAATAACTGTGCTTGACAAATATATAGAGCAAGATGTATCTGAAAGAAAACCATTGTTATTAGTATTAGATAGTTTAGGTATGCTATCAACCACAAAAGAAATGGAAGATACACAAGCAGGTAAAGAAACAAAAGATATGACAAGGGCACAGATAGTTAAGGCTGCCTTTAGAGTATTGACACTAAAACTAGGTAAGGCAAAAGTGCCTCTAATAATTACTAATCATACTTATGATGTCGTTGGTTCAATGTTCCCACAAAAAGAAATGGGTGGCGGATCAGGATTAAAATATGCAGCGTCATCAATCGTTTATCTTTCTAAAAGAAAAGAAAAAGATGGCACAGAAATCATAGGTAATATAATACATTGTAAAAATTATAAATCAAGACTAACCAAAGAAAATAAAGTCGTAGATGTTAGATTAACCTACGACAAAGGTTTAGATAGATACTACGGTCTGCTAGACTTGGCTTTAAAACATAACATATTTAAACAAGTTTCTACTAGAATTGAATTACCAGATGGCTCTAAAACTTTTGGTAAGACGATCAATAATGACCCGACAAAATACTTTACAGATGATATACTAAAACAACTAGATGATGTTTGTAGTAGAGAGTTTAAATATGGAGAAACAGAAAATAACAATCCCGAAACTGCACAAGACGACTAACCCTAAACATAGGGAAGATTATGTGTTTGTAGAAAAACCTGGTGAGGATTTTACAGCACTTAAATTAATTAGTGGTCCATTCGCAAGTATAGTTTACAAATATGGCAAGGTAGGATTCAGACCTGAATCTGAAAAGACACCCGAAGGTGCGTTGCCTATGGTCTTTGATTATACTATCATAGAAAATAAAATAGATGCAGATACAGATAGTCAAGAATTTATTAATCATATTGGTGATATATTAGTTGTATTACTAGACGAGGAACTAAAAGATGGAAAGAATAGAGAGAACGGTATTAAGTAATTTAATTCATAATGAAGAATATACCAGAAGGGTTTTACCTTTCATAAAAGAGGAATATTTTTCAGATAGATTAGAGAAGATATTGTTTTCAGAGATATATAAATTTGTAAACAAGTATAATGGCCTGCCTTCTAAAGAAGCTTTGTCTATTGAAATGAATGGTAGTAAAAGTGTAAATGAAGATGAATACAAAAAGGTTACAGATATCATATCCACTTTAAATCCAGAACCAGTAAACATGGACTGGTTAAGAGATACAACAGAAAAGTTTTGTAAAGATCGTGCCATACATAATGCAATATTAAGTGGCATACAGATCATAGATGGCAAAGATAAACAACACACACCAGAATATCTGCCAGAGATGTTATCAAACGCTTTGTCTGTTTCTTTCGATCAAAAGGTAGGGCATGATTATCTATTAGAGACAAAAGATAGATTTGATTATTATAGAAAGAAAGAGGAAAGATTACAATTAGATTTAGAATATTTTAACAAGATAACAAGAGGTGGTATTCCTAGTAAGACTTTGAATATCTGTCTTGCAGGTACTGGTGTTGGTAAGACCATGTTTATGACTCATATAGCTTCATCTATTTTGTTGCAAGGCAAAAATGTTTTGTATATTACTTTAGAAATGGCTGAAGAAAGAATCGCTGAGAGAATAGATGCTAATCTATTAAATGTAGGCATGAGTGATTTAGAAGAATTACCATATGCAATGTATGAGACAAAGATAAACAAACTACAAAGTAAGACCTCAGGCAAATTAATTATCAAAGAATATCCTACTGCTTCTGCTCACACAGGTCATTTTAGATCGTTGTTAAAAGAGCTTGCACTAAAGAAATCTTTTAAACCTGATATTGTATTTGTAGATTATTTAAATATATGTTCTAGTGCTAGATTTAAAGCAGGTGCAAATGTCAATAGTTATACTTACATCAAGGCAATCGCTGAAGAATTAAGAGGCATGGCTGTAGAGAATGATATACCTATCTTCTCTGCCACTCAGACAACAAGAAGTGGTTTTGTAAGTAGTGATGTTCT